TTTGGGAACGTGGGGCTACTTAACGTCGGCCCTGCTTGGCCAGCAAAGTGCGCACAAAGACGTAGCCGACATCACTGAACGCCTGACTCGCGTCACGGGTGAATTGATGTATGTGGAAGGCAAGCAGACGGAGGCCGCAAACGCTGCCGCCCAAGCGGAAAGAGACAAAGCAGAAGCCACACGCAAGGCAGAGGAGGCCGCACGCAAGGCAGCCCAAGATGCGAAGGCCCGTGCGGAGATGGCTCGCAAGTTAGACCGCGAGATTACGTTGGCTAAAATTGCCGACGACCGCGACCGCGCACGTAAAGAGTTGGAGTATGCCCGTGCCGACGAATTGGAGAAGGCAAAAGCCATCGGAGCGGGCCAGGCACTCATCGACGACATCTACACCAAGTACCGCTTGGAGTTAAAAGAGATGGAGGAGGGCTGGGCAAAGGAAGATAAGGCCATTCTTGACCAAGAGGCGGAGGCAAGAGATGCCTTTTGGGAGGAGCAGTTAAATCGTCAGCAAGAGTTCAACTTGTCGGAGCGCGAACTGGCTGAGAAGCGTCTGGGCGATGAACTGACGGAGCAGATGGCTCAGTTGGACAAGTTGAAGATGACGGCCGAGGAGAAGGCGAACGCTCTGAAGGCGATAGAAGACCAGTACCTGCTGGAGTTGACTGAACTGCGGGAGAAATACCGCAAGGAGGATGCCGATGCTGAAACGAAGGCGCGTGCCGATTACGAGGCCTTCTTCTTTACCGACAAGGAAAAGAAACTCGCCGACATCGAAACGGAGTATCAAGAGCAACTGGCCATCGCCACCAAGTACGGGCTGGAGACGGTCAAGTTGGAGGAGTGGAAAGCCAAACAAATCGCCGCTATTGAAGAGGAGGCCGCAGAGGAATCGCGCCAATACGCCGACGAGCGGTTCCAAGCCATCCAAGGCTTCGCTAACGAGGTCAGCAGCCTCTTTGGGCAACTGGCTGACTTAAGCGAGGAGGGAAGTAAGAATCAACGCAAGTTGGCCATTGCCGAGGTGCTGTTGAGCCAAGCGCAGGCGATGGCGAGTGCCGTAAGGGGGGCAGCGGCAGCAGCAGCGGCGGCGGGGCCGGGTGCACCATTTGCCCTTGCAGGTTACATCGCTTCGATGATAGGCACAGTAGTTGCTGCCTTCAGCAGTATCAAACGAATCATGGGCGCACCTCAAGGCAACGAACCCGACACGGCCTCACGGCCGATTTCGCAAGCCCTTATTCCCAACGTGGCACCTCCGACCAACCCGCAGTTCAACATCGGCCCCGTACAAGCGTACGTGGTTGAGAGCCAAATGCAAGCGCAACTAAATATGACCGCAGGCATTGCGCGAAGGGCCAGGTTGTAACATACATTTGAACCATTAAGTGTTGAAGACATGGAACCACGTGAAATTGCAGGGTTGCTGAAGCAGATTCGCACCCAAGGAATCTGGGATTACCTGCAAGAATCCCCCGATGTGTACGACCATCGCTTGTGGGATAAGTACGAGGCCGCTTTGACTGCCTTGGAAGACCTCACAGAGGAGTTGTACGAATCCCGTTATTTGGCCGAGGGCGATTTCTAATCAATAAAAAAATGGAATACTACATTGAACAAAGGATGCGAGAACTGCGTAGGTTTCTGTATGAAACATACGGTTGGACAGCAAAGGCCCAATTTGATTATGAGGAGGAAATTGGCCAATATACGTTGTATCACTTTATCCTACACGTAGAAGGCCAATATGCTGAAGATGATGCCGAGAATGCCGTCGCCGATTTTGGCGTTTATTCGGTGTCTGTGAATTGGACTGACCACAGCGAGGCGGAACTACGGGTGACTTTTGATGCGTGATTTAGCAGCCACGTTAGAAACCCTTTATTTGTAAATGTTCATCGCAAGCCCCACCCAAACGAACACTATTCTGCGTGCTGTAAACAGCCCCGCATTAGCGATGTTGGGTGCGCCTATGACGTTCTTTGAGTTGCAGGACAACATCTTTGACGGTGGTGAGGAGTATTGCCTCACGTGGATTGAGTTGTTGTATGATTACAAGCCCTATGGATACCTACGGGCTATTCAGGCATTCGAAGAAATCATTGCACAATCGTAGTGGCAGAGCGCAAACTCATAGAACTGCTCATTGACCCCGAGGAACAAGCCATCGGGGTCGAAGCCATCTCGCTTGTAAAATACCCGGCCATCGAGCGCAACTTCATCTACTTCTCCAAGCAGGGCAAGAGCCAACTCACGCAGTTGGCAGCCATCGACGAAGAGAAGCAGACGCTCATCGGCCCCGCCCTCATCCCCGACAAGCACATCCCTCGCTTGGATGAAGGCTCCGACGAAGAGTACGACGTCTTCTTCAGCAAGGAGACCGTGCGCCAATGCGCCGAACTCTTCCTGAAAGAGAACCGCGCCAATAACCACACCTTCGAGCATCAGATTCCCGTCGACGGAGTTTCGGTGGTGGAATCCTGGCTTGTGGTTAATCCCGAACTCGACAAGGCAAAACACTACGGACTCTCCGTTCCTGAAGGGACGTGGATGGTTCGCGTGCACTGCGCCAACGAGGAGATGTGGGGCAAGGTGAAATCAGGGGAGTTGCGAGGCTTCAGCATCGAGGGATACTTCGCAGACAAAATCCTCAAGGCGCAACGCGAAAGCCTGATGTCCAAGTTGATGAAGGTCATGCGTCAGCGGAAACTCTACGCCGAGGCGAAGTTGTCCGACGGCAAAGTCATCGGAACGGAAGCGGAGAAGTTGGAACCCGGAGTTTCGGTCTTCACCCTCGACAGCGACGGCATGCCCGTTCCCCTTGCCAACGGCCACTACACCACCGAGGCCGGGGTTCCCATCGAGGTCTTTGATGGCGTGTTGGTGGACTACGACGGAAAGGTGGCCGAGGTCATTGAAGCAGAACCCGAGGAGAAGATGGCCGCACCCGTAGACAAGGTGAATCTTTGGAAACGCTACTTCGAGAAGCGTTACCAACAACTCTCCCAAAGCAAGTAAGACGATGGGATTTTGGGATAAAGTATACCGCACGTGGACGAACAGCCCGCTTGAGGAATTGCAGATGATGTTGGACGAGTTTGCCCTCGACTACTACTTCGACGACTACGTTCAGAATCAACTGCCCAACCTGCAACAAGCCATCGAAAGGCGCGACTGGTTTGCAGTCGAAACCCAGGCCAACGGTCTCTTCGGATTCATCCGCGAGTACGATTTGGACTTGTTTTTGCGGGTGTTAGAAGAAGTGAAGTACCTAAATGAATTCTGAAATGAAACGTAGAAATTTTGCCAACGATTTGAATGCTTGGGAGGACTTGTATGAGGAGATGCAAGGCGTGGATGATGAACTTTTGAATATTTCAAAAAAGTTGGCCCGCTATTCAAATGAAAGCATGGACTTCTCCGATGCTATGTTTAGAGATGTTGAAAAGGCTCGTGAGGACTTTTCTTATGCAATCGAAGGATTAAAGAAGCAAATTGATTTTGAACGCGAAGATTTCAGTCGCGAATTCGCTTCCGAAGCCGGGGTGGTTGGCTTGCTGATTGACCAACTGGCAAACTCGATGGAGTTCTTCGACGAGGAAGGATGGGTTGAGTTCCTTGGCCCCGACTTGGACGAGGACTCCGCACGGGAAATCTACAAGAACTACTGGCTCATCAGCCCCAACGACCGACTGAAGTGGAACGACTCTCAGTGGGGAACCTGGCTGGAGCGTTATATCTGAGACCATGAACCACCACCGCTTTGCCACCCTGCCGCCTTGGGTGTGGATGATTGAGAACGAACTCGGCAAGATGACCGACGGAGAAGTGATTGTCACGGAGGTTGAAAATCAAGGCATTGTGACCGCTCTCCACCTGAAGGCATTTGTGCCCATCGAATGGTACGAGGTGCAAGACGTTCTGATGGAGGCTTTTTACGTGATTGTTGACGACTTCGATGTTGTCAGTCCAAGTGAGGCGATTTTCTACATTCGCGAAGAATATTGATACCCAAATAAATATGGCACGCACCTTTTAGTCATGGTTCCAATAATTTACTTACGAGCGGATGCCCCTGCCCGCATTGTCAAAGAAGTGTTGGCGGGAATCATTCTGTACGATTTGTGGGACACCCAAATGCCCATGTATCCTTACCAAACAAACATTGAAGTGTCCGAGTTGCACGTCGATGAGGTAATAGAGGCATTGGAGGATAGCGGTATTCGTTGGATATATGATGAATGACGACTTTCAAAAAACCTGAAATAATATGGCACGCACACTTTTTAAGCGGCAACGCCGCAACTTCGAGGAGGTAGCCTCCGAGGAGACCGCTGAAACCAGCGAGACCACCACTGAGGAATCGGCCCCGGATTCCCAGTCACAATTTGTTCAACTCCTGACGGATATGGGGCTATCCGCCGAACAAGCCGAAGCAGTGTTTCAAATGGCACAAGATTTAGTCAACGCAGGGGGCGGCGAGCAGCCCCAAAAGACCGAAGCATCACGCCTCCGTCGGGAGCGTGAATTCCAACGCGCACGTCGGGAACGTCAACTTTCTCGGGAACGTCGTTTCCGCCGCGAAGAGCGTATGCCGATGCCGCAGTCGCGTCGCGAATTGTCCCGCGAAGGACGTCGTGGTGCAGAAGGTCGTACCGATTTGTCCGCTAATGTGATTCGTCGCCAGCGGGCTACGATTGTCGAATTGCGTAAGCAACTCGCACAGATGGGCGCAGCACCCGCCGCCCAGAAACTTTCACGTGCCCCACAAGGCCGGAATGCACAAGTTGCAATTCCGCAGGAGGGAGACGCAAAGAGCCGGGTTTTTGCAGCACTTAAAAATTGGTTGTAAGATGAGTTTTGGAATGAACACCCGTCGTCGGAATTTCGACATCACCGTAGGCGCAAACACCTACGCAGGGGAACTGAAGTACCCTATCCTGGCAGCGGCAACGAAATCAAATGATACCGTCGCTAAAGGATTCGTGACCGTTTTGGAAGGCATCCACTACAAGGCCGTACTTCCATCGTTGACCGTGGCTGACACTCTGCAAGCAGCAGGGTGTGCGTTTGATGACAACGCATCGTTGACCATCGGTGAAAAGGTTTTGACGCTGAAAGACCTCATGGTAAATGAGGAAATTTGCCGTAAGACCGTGTACCCAACTTGGCATGGTACGGCAACTGCTCGGGCTACCACGAATGTGATGACCCCAGAGTTTGTCAACTTTACGTTGGCCGAGGTTGCAGCGAAGACCGCTGAAAACATCGAGAATGCATTGTGGAAAGGTTCAAGCACCTTTGGCGTAGGATTCCTTTCCAACGATGGCGTTTTCGACGAGGCAGGATTTGATGCATCCGGGTTGGCAGGAGGCACGGAGGTGGACATTGCGACTATCACCAATGCAAACGCCATCACCCAGTTCAACTTGGTGTACACGAAGGCCGCAACCGATAAGCCGGGCATCTTGTCCAAGCCAGGTTTGGCGTTCTACGTGAACAAAAAAACCTACGCTCTGTACTGCCAGCAACTTGCAGGTTTGGGCGCAGGCGTTACTGCCAACAACCTCGGTATCAACAACCTCGCAACCGCGCAGAACTTCGACGGCATCGGCTTTATGGGTGTTCCCATCAACGTCTGCCCCGGTATGTTCGACGATGCGATTGTGTTGACCTACAAGGAAAACCTCGTGTATGGCTCGAACGTGGGTACCGACCAAACCGACATCCAGTGGATTCCGACCTATCAGTACGATGGTTCGGACAACATCCGTATCGTGATGCGGTTTGCGTTGGGCGTACAATCGCGTATCCCGGCCGATGCCATTGTTGGTGCAACTTGGGTAACTGCGTAATTGAACGATGCCTTGCTTAATCACAGCGGGCCGCAACATTGATTGTAAGAATCAGTTAGGCGGCATCCGTAAGGTGTACATTCAAAACTACGTGGACGTTCCTGCTCAAACGGGATTCACGGCCACGGGCAACACGATTAGCATAGTGACCACGGGAGCGGATGTGTCCGTTTACGAGTATCGACTGCGGCCGGAGTTGTCAAATTTTGACATTAGCATCTCTACGGACATCAACAACGGCACGTACTACTACAGCCAAAAGTTGACTATTGTATTGCAGGCGCCTGACGCAACGGACATCGCAGAGGTTCAAAACCTCACTTACGGCCGCCCCAACATTTGGGTACTCGATAACGACGACCAACTCTATCTGTTGGGCGCACGTAACGGGATGGATGTAACGAGCGGTTCCTTTGCTTCAGGAACTGCGATGAACGATATGAAAGGTATCACGCTGGAGTTCACGGGCCGCGAGCGGCAGATGTGCTACTTTGGTGCTGCCGGAACAGCAGCCAACCCATTTAGTGCCGTTGACGGCATTACGGTGGTTGCGCCTGTGTAAGTTCGGTTCGGTTAAGTGGAAAGGGGCGGCAAAAGTGCTGCCCCTTTTTTTGCATCTTTGAGACATGATACTCATCACAGCACAAGGCAAAGACAACTATACGACCTTCTATTTGTACTACCCGACTGCCCTGGCGGGAGACAGAAACTTCTTCGATTTCAAGCACCTTGTAACTCAAGAGACGTTCACCTTCGACATCGACGTGAACAGCGTCACGGAGCGAGCCACGGAGTACATTTACGATTTCGAGGGGTTGCCTGAAGGGATGTACATTGTTGGAGTAAATGAGACCGTAGCAGGGCCATTGTTGCAGAGACATTTGGCTTACGTCTGCAACGGAACCCCTCTGACGGAGAGTACATTTGTCGAGTACAATCCCGCCCAAAGCCCTAACCACGTCTACGTAGATGACTAAGATTTCATTAAGCGTCCTCAATTACGGGCCGGAGTTAGGCAGCGCGTTCATCACGAACAACAAGGAGTGGGCGTTCTTTGGCGACGACAACGCATACCCCTACTACCTCGAGGACTTGTACATTAGTTCGGCCATCAACTCGGCTATCATCAAAGGCATCGGGGATATGATTTACGGGGAAGGTTTGGACTCCCCCGACAAGGATGCCCACGTCGACCAATGGCTGAAGTTGCAGGGGCTGTTTAAAAAGGACTGTATGAAGCGTGCCGCCCACGACCTCAAGTTGTACGGCAACTGCTACTTCCAAGTGATTTGGAGCCAAGACCGCAGCACCATCGCAGAGACCAACCACGTCCCTGCTTCGTACGTACGTTGCGGAAAGGCCGACGACCAAGACCAAGTTCCTACGTTCTACTACTCGACGAACTGGGCGGAGGTCAACGCAGGCCGCAGCGAGCCACAGCCCATCCCTGCTTTCAGCACGGACGACCGCACGGCCGCTTCGCACCTGATTCACATCAAGGTCTACAGCCCCATCGATTTCTACTACGGCATCCCGGATTACGTGGGTTCGACCAAGTACATCGAGTTAGACAAAAACATCGCCGATTACCACCTTGCCAGCATCAAGAACGGCCTGTTCCCTTCGATGATGATTTCGTTCAATAACGGGCAGCCTACGGACGACGAGCGGGTGGAGATGGAGCGTGCCATCAACGCAAAATTCAGCGGGGCGGAAAACGCAGGAAGGATGCTTATCGTCTACAACGACGACAAAGAGAACGCTCCGACGGTCGAGCCATTCAACATCCCTGACCCCCACCGCCTGTACGACTACCTCTCCAAGGAGGTCAGCCTCAAGGTGCTGTCGGGCCATCGGGTGACTTCGCCTCTTCTCTTTGGGTTGCGAGGGGATACGGGATTCGGAAGTAACGCGGACGAGATGAAGGATGCCTACGAGTTGATGCTCAAGACGGTCATCCTGCCTTTCCAGGAAATCCTGCTCGACGGCATCCGGCCCATTCTTTCTGCGGCGAACATCACGCTGCCTTTGGAGTTCAAGAAACTCATCCCCGCCGCCTTTATGGACGAGGAAAAAAAAACTTCAGTCGTTTCCAACCGGAGAGAATTTCAGATAGTCAAGCAGAAGTGTGGTTAGATTTCCTCGCGGACAAGGCCTCTCCGACACCTCCGGGATGGAGGCTGTTCCGCCGCGAGCGAGTGACCGAACCCTTGGTCGACCACAGAATCAATAGCCGACGGTCTTTCAGCGACTCCGCGTCGACGCTCGAGTCCTACGACAACCACACCGAGTTCAGCGACTGGGGCGACGTCATCAGTCCGGGTGGATATTTCTTTGCTCTGCGCTATGCCTACAGCCAGTTCGACTCCACCGCCGTAAGCAAGACGGGAGTGAGCAGGGATTTCTGTCAGAACATGGTGGCCCTCTCTGAGGAAGGCGTGCAGTACCGCTACGAGGACATTGCCGATATGAGCGCGGACGGAATCAACGGAGAGTTCGCCGCCAAGGGCGAAAGCACCTACGATATTTTTGAATGGAAAGGTGGCAAGAACTGCTACCACTGGTGGGACAGACTCATCTATATCTACGCTCCCGAAGGGGACGCAGGGGAGCCTTGGGAAGGCGACATCCCTGCCGCCGACGAATGGGACGAGGTGATGATGCGCGTGGGCAACAACCCGTATGTCCCCCAGCCTGGAGTGGAAGGTATAGCACCAATTGAAATGCAATAAAATGGCAACACTATATGTTTCGGCCGAGAAGGTCAAGAAGGACACCCTCCTCGGAAGCGCGGTGGATGAGAATATCATCCGCCCCGTGATTGTGATGGTTCAGGCCAAAGAAATCCTGCCCTACCTGGGCACCAAGTTGGACGCGGCCCTGAAGACCAAAATCCAAAACAACACGCTGACAGGCAACTACCAAACGCTGGTGGTGGACTACATCCAGCCTGCGTTGGTGCAGTTTGTCTTTGCGCAGATGGCCTACGTCCTGCGGGTGCGGTTCTCCAACAACGCGGTGAGCGTCCCCTCAAGCGAGCAGGGCAGCGCGGCCAGCCGAGAAGACATCAAGCCCGTAGTGGACACCGCCACGCACATCGCCGAGTTCTACCGCGAACAGATGATTGACTATCTGCTGTACAACACGGCCCTGTTCCCCGAGTACAACACGAACACGGGGCCGGACATCGTGCCGACGGTCAGAAACTACTTCAGCGGCATCAACGTGTATCCTCCGTACCCGTGGCCCAACAAAACGAAGGCGTTTGCATTGGGGGCTAATATCAAACTCTACTGATTATGGCCGAAAGTAAACTCACAGACCAAACCACGCTCACCACCCCGGCCGACGGGGATTGGGCGTATTTGGTAGATATATCCGACACCAGCGGCGGAGCGTTAGGAACGTCCAAGAAAATCACCGTCGCTAACCTGATGACCAAAGCCCCCGTGATAAGTGTCAACGGGGAGGTCGGCGCGGTGTCTTTGGACAGCACGGAAATCAAGCGGGTAGGCACGACGGGGGATTCGATTGACCAAGATTTGACGGCTGCGGAGAATAACATCAACGCTATCAAGGCCGTGTTGAAGTACCCAGTGGCGACCGTTACAGGATTGCAGGTGGATACGAGCAACAAGTTAGAAATCGATTCTACGAATCAAAAAGCGATATTCACGGTCAACGGATTGACAGCGGCAACCATCGGCCCGAGTCAATCGCTGTTTCCTGCTTTGAAGGTTGGCCCTACCTCAAACGATTACACCCTTCCCGTAGCACGAGGCGTGACGGGGAACGTGGCTGTTTATGATGATGCCACCCACACCTCGGAATGGCGGTCTTTGGCTACGGGGAATTTATCCGGAACCTCGGATGGCATCACCCAAGGCACGACTAACTTATTTCTTACCTCTGCCGAGCGCACCAAACTCACAAGCGTAACATCAGGGGCGGCGGTCGCCTCGGTAAGTGGCACAGCCCCGATTGTAAGTAGCGGCGGAACCACCCCGGCCATCAGCATCACAGCAGCCACCACCCTTGCAGCGGGTTCGATGTCGGCATCGGATAAGAGCAAGTTGGATGGAATCACAGCGGGTGCTGCCGTGGCTTCAGTTACCGGAACTGCTCCTATCGTAAGCAGCGGAGGCACTACGCCAGCGATTAGCATCACAGCGGCGACTACGAGCGCGGCAGGGTCTATGTCCGCTGCTGACAAAAGCAAGTTAGATGGCATCGCAGCAGGTGCAGAGGTGAATGTGAACGCGGATTGGAACGCGGTAAGCGGCGATGCGCAAATCCTCAACAAACCGACCATTGTATCCTCCGTTACCGGAACGGCTCCTATCGTAAGCAGCGGAGGCACTACGCCAGCGATTAGCATCACGGCCGCAACCACATCGGCGGCAGGGTCTATGTCGTCGGCCGATAAGAGCAAGCTCGATGGCATCGCAGCAGGTGCTGAAGTCAACGTGAACGCCGATTGGAACGCGGTGAGTGGGGATGCCCAAATCCTAAATAAACCAACGATTCCATCCATCACCCAAGTAACAGGAAAGACCGTAGCCACGGGTGCGTGGAGTTTAGTTTCGGGGGTCTATGAAGCAAGCATTTCTGACGCTGCGATTACATCCACGAGCATCGTAAATATCATTCCCAACAACGCAAGCGCGGCCACCATTCGCACAGCGCAGATGCTGCCTCAAACAGATAGCAGTTCAGGAGCAGTAAAAATTTACAGCACGAACGCGCCTGGCGCCACAATTACGGTCACACTCAACATCTACAAGCAATGATAGGCGAATTTGCATTGCCCGCGAACAACCCCAGCGGTGGCGGAGGAACGCTAACTCAAACCTTGCGTCAATACGTAAGTGGCGCCACGTGGACGAAGCCATCGGGCCTTGTGTTTATTGAGGTTCTGTGTTTAGGAGCGGGCGGCGGAGGCGCATCGGGTGGGCAGTTCGGAAGTGGCGTTGCAGCACCCGGCGGAGGCGGGGGAGGCGCACCGTCTATTTCATGGACGCAAGTTATGGCCGCCTCTTTAGGAGCCACAGAAACCGTAACTATCGGAGCGGGGGGGACAGGAGGCACACCGCAGTTAACGGCAAGCACCGTAGGCAACAATGGAGGCACAGGGGGTAACACCTCATTCGGAGCGCATTGTATGGCGTTGGGAGGGTTAGGCGCAACTAACCGATTGGGCGGCGGGCAACGTCAGATTAATAGCCACACTCCCGCCTATGGTTGGGGTAGCTTTCCTGGTTCAGAGGGCAGAAGCGCCAGTGCTGCTGGAGGACAGGGTTCTTCGGGTCAGTCGCAGTCATTGGCAACGAACTTCGGAGACCAAATAGTCAACGTATTAGGAGCGCCATCCGGAGGCGGCAACACTACCGCAAACGCCATCGGAACAGGCAACCAAGGCAACCAGTTTTACTTGTTCAATGGAACCGCCACCACAAGGATTCAGGGAGGCGGAGCAGCGGGCGCGAACGGGTTGAACGGCACCAATAACGCGGTAGACCGCATGGTATGGCCTCCCCGTATCGCAGCCCTTTCTCCGAGTTACAAGTTGGGTGTAAGCGGAGGAAGTGGCGCAAGCTCCATCACTGGCACGGGTGGCAACGGAGGTAACGGAGGTTTGTATGGGGGGACAGGTTCAGGAGGAGGTGGTTCCCGCAACGGAAACGCAAGCGGAGCAGGAGGAAGTGGGGCCGGAGGTCTTTGTTTTGTAATCGAATACACCATCTAATGATTTACGTCGTAATCAAAGACAATTATGTCATCGACCGCATTTTGGCGGACGAGCCACCTGCGTACCCACATCCGCACGACCTTGTGATGGAAGACGTGGACATGAACATTCACATCGGGGATTGGTACGAGGCACCCGAGGATATTTTCTACCGCCCAATCACGGGCACCCCACCTGACTACCCCAATGGCTAAATCACAAAAAATCGTACAGCGGATTGAGCGGGAAGTATCCCGGCCGGGTGTACACGCGAAAACGAAACAATCGCAACTGAAGAGCAGCAAGAATTACGTCAAACCATATCGCGGCCAAGGGAAGTGAACTACGAAATCATCGCGATTGCCTTAACCGGAATCACTCTGATTGGGTCAATCATCAAAATGTGGATGTCTATGAACGAGGAACTTACGAAGGTCAAAGGCCGAATCATTGCCTTGGAAAAGACGGAGACGGAGGTGCTGCGGTTTATGGAAAAGGTGCAGGACACACTCACCCGGATGGACAAACTCTTATCCAAACACGGAATCGAATGAGACGCATCAATCGAATCATCTTGCACTGCTCCGCGACCGAGGCAGGCATCAACCACGATGTAGATGACGTGCGGCGGTGGCACAAAGACCGAGGCTGGGCGGACGTGGGCTACCACTTTGTCATCACGCTCGACGGGAAGGTGCAAATGGGCCGTTCGTGGGAAGACATCGGTTCCCACACGAAAGGGCACAACAACGACTCCCTTGGCGTGTGCTATATCGGTGGAATGAAAGATGGCCGTCCAAAGGACACCGTCACCCCTGAACAAGATAAAAGTATCCGCAACCTCATCGCGGCACTCCGTACTATCTTCGGGCCGTTGAAGTTGCACGGGCACAACGAGTTTGCGAACAAGGCGTGCCCCAGTTTTAAAGTGAACGAGAAATACCCTGAACTATGTTAGACGCAGATGTCATCCGAGATTTAGAGAAGAGCGGTGCCGAGGGCATGGCCGACTGGTCAAATGTCTTTAGCGGGACTGCCTTAAACACGTGGGAGGATGCGATGAACGCCATCCTCAATGAAGACCTCGAGACCGCGCAGGAGGCTTTGGAAGACCTCCAAGGGCTGGTGAACCCACGCGATGCCGAGGCCTACTCTGTGGCCCGTGGCGCACTCACGTGGTTTGAACGCATGATGGACAACTACTGATGGAATGGCTGTATCAGAACTGGGCGGAACTCCTGCTGGCAGTCATCGCTTTCGCAGGAACCGTGACCGCGCTGACGGAGACCAAAAAGGACGACCAAATCCTGGACATCCTCAGACGAATCGTGTCCGCGATTTTGTTGGGCAAGTCCAAGTGAACCCTTTGTGGGGTCTGCTGTCCAAGTTAGACCTCACGGAGATTTTTAAGACCAAGGGAGACCTCAAGCGGTGGTCGGCCAAGCGCACCATCGGTGGCGTGGTGGTTTTGACAGCGTGCAATGACATCGTAGCCCACGGCATCAGTTGGCCAGGGGTGGTGATGTGCGCTGTTGGATTGACCCCTTTGTGTCTTTCCTTTATGGAAGAATAGTTCCGATTTGTTGTTTGACGGGGGCGTGTCCTAACGAGGGCGGCCCCCTCTTTTGTGGATAAAAATTAGGGAACAGGTAGCAATCTTTCAGTTGGAAGTGCGTACGTTTGCAATGTTAAACAACGCACGAATGAAAAAGATTCAGTTGATTCAGGGAGCGGGAACCTTCGACTCGCAGTACGGAACCTTGTACAAGTTCGAGTACCAATTCGAAGACAACACGTGGTTGGTGGCCAACCACAAAGAACCGAAGAGTCCGTTCAAGCCAGGCGACATGGTGGAGATAGAGGTGACTCGGGAGTTCAACGGAGTGCCCCACGGCAAGGTAAAAAAGCCTGAACAGGCACGGCCCCAGTCCGGAGGGAGGGAGCAGGTAATCGAACGCCAGTGGGCGATTAACGCGGCCATCCAATTCCTCAAGAATAACGACCCCGACTATTGTCCGATGCCGCACACGCTGGACAACGTGAAAAACCTCGCTATCGAACTCAGCAAAATTCGCGACCAATGGGAGACCTATCAAGCACCCACCCAAAGTCCCCCATTTTGACGTTGCGTTCGTTCTTGCGAGCGCACTGGGGTGAAATCCAAATCGCGGAGGAGTGGTTTGGCAAAACGCGGAAGACGTTTAATCGGTGGCTTGCGGACGACCCTCGGAAGTTTTTAACCATACTTCCGGAGTTGTGCGCGGCCACCGGCACCCCGCCAAGCGTAGTGATGGACATGATTCTTCAAACAACAAACGAGGTCGACTATGTCAAACGAATACAAGGTGTTCAAGGGGATTTGGATTCCCCGGCAAATCATCAACCACCCCTCCTTGACAGCCATTGACAAGATGCTGTGGGCGGACATCGATTCCGTGTCGGGAGAGAATCGTGGATGGGTAAAGATGAACAAGACCGTCGCCGACGAATTTGGCGTGAGCGAGCGGTCAATCACGAGGGCCATCTCGAAGTTGAAAGAGGCGGGTTTGGTGAAGCAGGCGGACTGGAACCGTCGCGTCCTGACCACGCACGGGGTGGACTATTTGTCGATGGGGGTAGACAAATTGGCGAGGGAGGGTAGACAAATTGGCGAGGCAAGGGTCGCCAAATTGTCCACTATAGATAACAATATAGAGAATACACTTGAGAAAACAAAGGAGAGTGAAATTCGGATGGGAGAGGTTTTGGCGGAAGCGTGGGCGGAGTGGCTTGCAGACAAAAAAGAGAGGAAGGAATCCTACACTGGGCGGGGAGCCCGCGCCGCATTCACCCGCTTGATGAACCTCGCCAAAGGCAACGAAAGCGTGGCTGTTCAAATCATTCATCAATCTTTGGCTAACTCTTGGAAAGGCTTTTTCCCCCTGAAACATGACAAAGGATACCAACCTACAGTTACGGCCGACGGCCTCCACGACTTCATTGCTGAAGGGTGAGCCCGTCAAACTCACGCCTGCCCTGGCTTGGCAGGGTGGAACGAATCTCCAACGTGCGGCCAAGGAGATGCCCAACGAAACGCGGGCATGGCTTGTCGCCGAGGTAGGGAGGCTTTGCAGGGACGTAGACGCCAACAAAACGCTCACGACGAACGATGACTTCATCTTCACCTGCCGAGCCATCCTCGAGGAGTTTCCGGCCATCAAGTTGGAGGAGGTGCGCGTGGCCTTTGACATGATTCGCAAGGGCCAACTCATCAAGATGTACGAGCGACTGAAGACCGCCGAAATCTTGGAGGCCTTGCGAACCTACGAAGGCAACATCCGCACGGAGATTTTGGAGACCCAGCACAAGGAGACCTTCGAGGCGACGGGGCCGCTTCAGCCCCTTGGGTTGAGTCAGTTGGCCGCCACGCTGAAAGACGAACGCCGACCATTCGTGGGGAGCGGAACCCGCCTCAGAGAATACTGGGAAAAAAATCCAACCCCAAGTTTGGATATTGGGGAACAGTAGTTAACTTTGGGTCATCAAACCACAAACAACAAAGAGCAATGGAATTGACCCTCGAAAACTACAAGGCCGCCGCCGCCTACTTTGAGCGGCACGGATTTAAGACGGAGATTGTAATCCACAAAGGATTGGGCGCAGACCTTTGGCTTCTCCTTCCTTATTCGGTGGGCGAGAACTACCTTGAGAAAGTTGTAATTGTTGCAGAAACCCAGGTGCGAGCAATCGCACTTGGGTAAACCATGAAACGACATCAAACAATGGAACTGACCTACGAAACCTGCCTCGCCGCCGCCGCCTACTACGAGAGCCGGGGATTTGTCACCGAGATTTTTATGGAACCGTTGGACGGTCACAAACTCGGTCTTGAATTTAAAGACCCCCAGGGCAACATGATTTTTGTTTGGGTGGATTCCTACGGAACCCAAGCCGCCGCCGCATACACCGAACAATCCAAAGCACAATGATTCCGCGCTACGAGAACGTCCAACGAGCGATACGCCTTTTCCATGCGGATGGGCGGTCGCCACAGCAAATCACGAACCTGCTGAAGCAAACCATCTCCGCCGACGAAGACACGGGCACGATGGTGGTGTGGGACGATGTCTTTGGCGAGATGGCCGTACTGATTGAAAACCTGGTTAACATCACAATCGAAGATGAGAAGACACGATGACCACGAGATGGGGGCGGCCCAAGCAACGGGCAACCTTTACTACAACGACGATTTTACGTGGCTGAACGAGGGCACGTGGGACAAGCCAGCAACACGCGACTGGCTCCGGGAGCGGGGCTACGTGTACGTAGGCATCTGCGACCATTACATCTACGGCCGCGAGCGCGAGTTTGCTGCCAAGTGTATGAGACCCATTGATGCCGTAAGTGGCTGCAACTTTATCATCGAGGAACTATGAACAAGCGACAACTCCACCAAGCCAAGGGCTACTACTACATCACCGACGAAAACGAATCGGTGATTGCCACCACCTCGCTGCCCTACGGGGAAGCCTACACGATGGCACAGAGCCACCTCCTGCTCGAAACGGCCGTCGAAATGATACGGGCATGGAGCCGACACTTCGATGTGATGACCGAGGCGGAACTCGCCAACTTCGACAAAGCCTACGACATCGTTCAAACCTTCAAAAACGCTTTAGATGCCTAACCACCTGAAAGTACACAGCACCAGCGAACCCGACCGTTCACCGGGGTCGTTCAATGAGTGGCACGAGGACATGAACTTCGAACGCGAGTTGGAGCGTATCCTCGATGACTTCAAGTATCAAATCCGCGAGAAAGTACGCGGAGCATACTACGCCACAAAGCGATGAGGCATGGGTCTCTTTTCTCGGGGATAGGCGGGTTCGACCTCGCTGCCGAATGGATGGGTTGGACTAACGTCTTCCACGTGGAAAGAGACCCCTTTTGCCAGCGCGTATTGGCACACCATTTTCCAGGCTCACAAGCATTCAGCGATGTCAAAACATTCGACGGTAGACCTTTTCGCGGACACGTGGACATCCTCACCGGAGGATTCCCCTGCCAACCTTACTCAAGCGCAGGGAAGCGACTTGGAAAGGACGACGAACGCCACCTGTGGCCCGAGATGTGTAGAATCATATTGGAGGTTGCCCCGGCCTACGTTGTGGGCGAAAACGTACGCGGCCTGCTTAATTGGAACGGGGGAGTGGTCTTCGAAGAGGTGTGCGCTGACTTGGAGTATTTGGGGTACGAGGTTTGGACGGGCATCCTTCCTGCTGCTGGTGTCGGCGCACCCCACCGACGGGACAGAATTTGGTGGGTGGCTTCCTACGCCAACGGCAACCAGCGACCCCAAGGGAGGGTGCACGAGGCCCGACCCAACAAGGCAAAGAGACACGCTGGCTCACGCGATGCACGACCCAACCCGTGGGAAAACTTCCCAACTCAATCCCCGCTTTGTAGCGGAAATGATGGGCTTCCCCGTGAATTGGACGGAGTTACCTTTCCAAAGTGGCGAAACGAATCCTTAAAGGCGTACGGCAATGCTATTGTTCCTCAACTTGCTTTTCAGTTATTTCGCGCCATTGAATGCGCGAAGCAATGAAAGCACCAACACGCAAGAAGTTAGACATCGTTTTTTCGAAGTGGGTGCGCATGAAGGATGCCGACCACGCAGGGATAGTTGCGTGCTTTACCTGTGGCAAAAGCAACCACTGGACAAAGATGCACGCAGGCCATTTTGTGACGCGAGCCAAGTACGCGACTCGTTGGGACGACATGAACGTCAAACCCCAATGCCCCGCCTGCAACCTCTACGGCAACGGACAGCAGTACATCTTTGGATGCCGTCTGGACGGAATCTACGGGGAAGGCACAGCGGAGCAGTTGATGGTCAAAAGCCATCGCACCCTCAAGATGAGCGAGGACAACGCTCAACAATGGATTGACCACTACAACAAAGAGATACAGGAATTAATCAAAGCAATCACCTAACTTTACAGCATGGCAAAGAGACAGTACACAAGACGCTCCAAAGGCTTGGGCGACACCGTCGAGAAAGTCCTCGAGGTGACCGGGGTGGCCGAGGTAGCCAAAGCGGTGCTTGGCGACGACTGCGGGTGCGACAAACGCAAACGCTGGCTCAACGTGGCGTTCCCCTACGCGGTGCCGATGAACGAGGTGCAGAAGACCTTGTGGCGCACCACCTTCGCCGACCGCAAAGAAGGAGAGGTCATGAAGGGAGCGGAAATTGCGACGCTCGAAGGACTCTACAAAGACGTCCTCAAGCGGAACCGCAAGGTGCAGGGGTGCGGCAGTTGCCTTGCCTCGATGTTGCAAGAACTCCAAGGAGCATACGAAGCCTCCTGCGACTAAAGAAACCATCAAACGACAAACGATGAGTCAAAAAAGCCTCGAGACGTTCTACGAGAACATCCGCAACAATCGCATCACCACCAACAAAGAGGTGGTGTACGTCAGCCTCCAAAAGCACTGCTTCAACTTGGACGAACTGCGGAAGTACACGAACATGAAACACCAAACTTTGACCGCCGCCCTCTCCCACCTGATGGACGAAGGGCTGGTCTTTCAGTTTAACGACAAGTTCTACCTCAGCGAGCCAGGCGCAGTCGAGACCCTGAAAGCCGAGCGCAAGTTGATACGCTACCGCAAGTGGGTGAAGGCCGGGGAGCGCGAGAACTTTTTTGTACGACACGCGTGGGATAGCCGCGCAAAAGAAATCCCGAACCAACCATGCCATTCGTAAAAGGACAATCCGGAAACCCCTCCGGCCGGCCGAAAGGAACCTCCCGCACCACCACGGTAGACAAAACCACGCTGACCAAGGTGGTCAACAAAGAGATAGCCTACCTCTCCAAATCTTTGGAAGACCTGCGATTCCATCCTGACGTACACGTAGAAGCGGTCATCGCCCTCTACAAACTGCTCGAGAAGTGAAGACCAAACAGCACCCGCAGTCCTTTCAGTTGTGGCCAACAACCAAACTGATACCCAACCCCACCAACCCGCGAGTCATCAAGGATGACAAGTTTGCCAAGTTGGTGCAATCCATCCGCGACTTCCCGGAGATGCTCGAAGCGCGTCCCATCGTCTGCTCCCCCGACGGGGTGGTCTTGGGCGGAAACATGCGCCTCAAAGCGTGCCTCGAAGCAGGACTCAAAGAGGTACCCGTCTACGTCGCCAACTGGGAAAGCGACAAAAACGGCGAGTTCATCATCAAAGACAACGTAGGCTACGGAGAGTGGGACTGGGACATCTTGGCCAACGAATGGGATGCCGCCGAGTTGGAAGCGTGGGGTCTCGACGTGTGGGTGCCCGAGAAGACCGAGGAAGGACTCACCGACCCCGACGAGGTTCCCGCCGCACCCAAAGAGGCAACCACACAACTGGGGGACGTTTACGTGCTGGGCAACCACCGACTCATCTGCGGAGATTCGCGTGAGCCGGACACCGTGGCGCGACTGATGGCAGGGCAGAAAGCAAACCTCCTCCTCACCGACCCACCCTACAACGTCGACTACCAAGGAGGCACAAAGGAGAAGTTGAAAATCGAAAACGACTCCATGAGCGATTCCGACTTCCGCACCTTCCTCTTCCAGTTCCTGCAACTCTCCTTCGAGAACATGAACGAAGGGGCAGCCTTTTACATTTGGCACGCCGACTCCGAAGGGTACAACTTCCGAGGGGCAGTGAAAGACTGCGGCCAAGAGGTAAAGCAATGCCTCATTTGGAACAAGTCCGCCTTGGTGATGGGCCGCCAAGATTACCAGTGGAAGCACGAACCATGCCTCTACGGGTGGAAGGCCGGAGCAGGAC